TGCTTCTGTTACTTCTCAGGAATCGTCAAAGAAGGGCTTTGCAACTGCTTCTCAGGATTCAATAGATGAACTTAACGGACGTTTCACTGCTTTACAAATATCCGGGGAAGAAAGTAAAATCCAGCTTATTTTACTCAATCAAGTAACAAATGCGTTGTTAAATGTAAACGAGATAGGAAACACCATGTTAAACGACATTTTAAATCAACACATTATTACTAACAATTATTTAGATGATATTGTCAAATATACAAAAGTGCTTAAGGAAATGAATGACAATATATTAGCAGTAAAGAATAATACAGCAGCTTTAAACACCCGTAGATAATATGGCAAAACCCAAAATACCTAATCAGAAACAACAGTATCAGGAGTTAAACCGACGTTTGCAAAAGTATATACTTCTGGTGCAACAGATATACGAAGATTTGGCACTAGAAGCGTCAAAACTCGCACTTCGTACCGGTTACGATCCGGAAGGAAAGAAGATTTTCCGGTTCAAGGACTATCCCCAGACGAAAGCGGGTATAGACAAACTTTTGCGTAACTTCGTGGAAGATATGCAGGTTCTCATTTACCAAGGGACGTCCAAAGAATGGAAGCAAAGCAACGAGATACAAGATTTGTTAGCTGATAAGATTCTTGGTTCTTATGTTGGAGAAATAGACAGGGAGAAGTATAAAATATACTATCAGACCAATTCGGACGCCCTGAAGGCATTCCAACAACGAAAAGACGACGGGATGAACCTTTCCCAAAAGTTGTGGAACCAGTCGCGGGAACTGAAAGAAGAGTTGGAGGAAACAATATCTACAGCCATTCAGAAGGGCTACAGCGCAATAACTCTTAGTAAGCGTGTAAGTAAATACCTGAATGATTTCCCGACGTTCCAGCAGGACTATAAAGAGAAATACGGTAAAGCATCCGACATACACGACTGTGAGTTCAGAAGCGCCCGACTTGCTGTATCTGAAATAAACATCGCATACAGAAGGGCGGAACAAATGAGATGGGAGCAGCAGGATTTTGTGGTAGGTTATGAAATCAAGCCAAGCGGGATGCATAAGAAGAAGGATATTTGCGACTTGTTGGCGGGGAAGTATCCCAAGAATTTTAAATGGGTAGGTTGGCATCCGCTTTGCAAAGATTATTGTTTGGCAATCCTAAAGACTGAAGAGGAGTTTTGGTCGTGGAACATAGGAGACGGGAACGACACTACAAGCGTAAACGAGGTTAAGGATGTGCCGGACGCTTTCAAACAATGGGTAGGTACAAATGCGCTCCGTATCGAAGCGGCCAAAAGAAAAGGGACTTCTCCGTACTTCATCAAGGACAATCAGGAAATAGTAGATAATATCCTTTCCGGTGCCCCTGTAGGCAAATATTACACCCCAATGGGAACAGATGTCAAGGGTAAAACGAAATGGTCGGAAAACGCAATTAAAATAGAAAAGAAATTGGGTGTTAAATCCGGTGCTCCTATGACATTTGAAGAAGCAAATGAACTAAGGGGAAATATCAATTATAACAAGGGGGATGAGTACCGGGTTAACTGTCAATCCTGTGTTGTCGCCAATGAGTTAAGGCGTAGAGGATTGGACGTAACCGCAAAGCCAAATCTTAAAACAACTGGAAATATCCCTTATGAACTTTCTAAGCAAACAAATTGGGCATGGATTGATCCGGAAACTGGGGAAATGCCAAAGAAAACCGTAATAGGCCGTAAATTTGACGAGCGAGGACGTATTATAGCTAAACCGATGAAAGAGACTTTGCACGACCTGTACGAAGCCACCAAAGAACCGGGACGATATCATATAAATTGGGGATGGAAAGGGAAAAACGAAGGGCATATCGTCACGTTTGAAAGGACATCCGACGGGAAGGTAGTTTGGTATGATCCGCAAACAGGTAAGAAGAACTTCTTCACCAAAGAATATTATAACAGAATGCGTGTATCTCATGGTATAAGTATTTTACGGGTAGATAACCTTCTCGTTAACACGGATATTATAAACGGAATTGTAACCAATTTACAAAAATAATCGTATATTTGCCGTATGGAAAAAGACATTTCAAAATATCGTAAAATAGCTCTTGACTTCGCAAGCAAGGACAAGTACGACGGATGCCGTTTTGAAAAGGAGTGGAACGGTTATTACGCTTTTTATGTGTACACAAAGAGAAACAAAGGGGCTTGTACCGGCTTTCCCGCCTTTGTCCTAGTGGACGATGAGTTGAACGCGCGGTATTCAGATTTTGACGAGACTTTAAAACTTATGTAATAACAATAACAAAGCGTTGTGAAGATACAGCGCACCCAGATTATGAACGAAATAGAACAACTTTTAGCCGTAGGACCGGTTAATGTCATCATTGAAACGCTTAAAACAAAATCCGTCTGTGTTCCTTCATGGAATAAGCTTATCAAGGATTACGAACCCAAAGAACACGAGATAGTAACGGACACTGTCACCCGGAAGGACAAGATGAAATCCGACTATTCAGTAGAAAAAGCTTCCCGTATCTATCTCGGACTGGAGAAACTTCTCACAAGGCGAATGACTGAATTTACTTTTGCTATCCCGGTTAAACGTGTATATCACAATATAGAAGACAATGAAACCCGCCAGAAGATAGCGAAAGCGATAGAAGCCATTTATAAGTATGCCCGCATTGATGCGGAGAATATCAGGCGCGGAAACGCTTATTATGCAGCGTGTGAAATCTGTACGATATGGTATGCCGTAGAAAAGCCTAACAGCCTGTACGGATTCAGAAGCAGATTTAAACTAAAGTGCAAGACCTACTCACCAATGGACGGTGTTAGCCTGTACCCTCTCTTTGACGAACGGGGCGACATGCTCGCAATGTCACTAGAATACAATAAAAAGATACTGGATAAAGAAATAACCTATTTCGAGACATACACCGATAAAAAGCATTACAAGTGGAAACAGGAAAACGGCTTGTTCTGGGAAGAAGTCACCAACGAGCCTATCGCACTTATGAAGATACCGGCTATCTATGCCTACAGGGATTCCGCGATCTACGCCGATTTGTCATATATCAGAAAAGAGATAGAATACACCCTTTCACGCAATAGTGACGTGATCGCATATAATAGTGCGCCTATCCTCAAAGTTGCGGGCGGAATGAAAGGCGGGGAAGACAAGGGAGAAAGCCGTAGGGTATTCCGTGTTGAAAACGGCGGAGACGTTTCTTATGTTTCATGGGCGCAATCTATCGAAGCTCTGAAGTATCACGTAGAAACGCTTACCAACTCCTTCTGGTCGCAATCACAAATGCCGGATATCTCCTTTGAAAAGATGAAGGATTTGGGAAATATCGGCTACGATGCACGCCAGACACTTCTAACTGATGCGCATCTCAAAGTCGGAGACGAGGCGGGGAACTGGTTGGAGTTTCTGGACCGTGAAAGTAATATTGTGAAAGCGTTCCTTTCCCTGATGAATATACAGTGGAAGGAAGAGATAGATAACGTAGATGTTGAAAACATCATAACGCCGTTTATCCAGAACGACGAGAAGAACGAAATAGAAAAGCTTACTACTGCAAACGGCGGTAAGCCAATATTAAGTCAGCTAGAAAGTATTAAAGCGCTCGGTTATTCCAATGATCCGGAAGCAACACTAAAGCAGATTCAGGAAGAAGAAGCCGTAGCGGAAGAAAACAAGGGTTCGATAAATGTTAGTGCATTGTAAGGATTCATGTTGTTATTCATAATAATGTTCTTAGAAAATTCTGAAGGGGCGGGCGTTGTGAAACGGTCGCTTTTTTTGTGCCATGAATATATAAAAATAACCTACACATGTGTAAGTGCGTAGGTCTGATTTGAGCAACAAAAAAGGGGCAACGCTACTATTATTCACATTACCCCTTTATAGACTTGGATTCACAAATATAATGAATCAGTTTATTATATCAAAGATCTTTCAGCCATTTCTTACCGGGCTTAGTATATAGCCATATAAGAAAAACTCCTCCTAAAACAGAACCTAATATAAAAAAAGATGTAAGAGTTTCCATAAGACCTCCTATTACAGCCTTTTTATCCACTTCTTCCCGGACGGAGTTTCGGTATAAATCCAAAAAGCAACGGTAATAACCGTTATAAGTCCAAATCCATATAATGCTATCATATCAAAGATCTTTTAGCCATTTCTTGCCGGATTTGGTTTTAAACCATATAAGAATAGCACCACCAATAACAGCACCCATAGTATAAACTAAACTTAAAAAGTCCATATAACCTCCTATTTTAAAATGATATTAGCAATTCTTGCTAAAGATATAGTAAAAAAACATCCAATAATAGCTCTATATATTTCTATCGAATAATCTATATTATCTGGTTTTATAGAAACTATCCCACCTACAACAAGACCAGCAAAAGAAAGTTTTGATAAGTCAAAGAAATATCCGGCAAGCTTTTCCCGCCTGGTCTTGTCTTTTTCTTTCCGTTCTTTCTTTTCTTCTTGCATCTTACTAAAGTTACTCATGTTACACTGTTGTATATGTATTGCAAATACAAAGATAGTCATTTGCTGCGAGAAATCAAACGAAATCAAGAGAAATTAATTAATTGACTTTTTCGACCACCGGATAAGGTGATAAAATCATGTTTTGGTTTTCCTCATTTTTGGGGAAAATTGATAATCAACACTTTCCGGGTTTTCGCCATTTTTGGCGAAAATTCCCCTAAAATTGATAATCAAATAGTTACGTTTTAAATATGGTTTGAACACATATTTCAATACCGGAAAAACTGGTATTGGGCAGCGCCTGATTATCACGCCCTAAGCCTGAACTAAACATTTCTTAGGGCAGATAACAAACGTTACATAGGGGTAATTTCCCGTATGAGTGAAATACAAATTGTAGTTCACTTGACATCGGCCGAAAAATCGGCCAATCTACTATAGTGAAAATAAACGGACGCAAATTTACGCCCAGTAACCGTTAGGACAATTCCCCTAACGTCTGATTATCAATGTGAGCGCAATTTTGCGCTGACATAAAAAAAGGGAGCCGCCAATTTTGGCGACACCCCCGACACTATGGAAGAATGAGCTACTTGTTTAAAAGCTCTTCTATTTTATCGCAAGAATACTATTTTTCTTTTTCCATATCAATATTGTATATAACCGGATCATATTTATTCATTTTTCCGGTTCCTAGATCTATGAGAAAACCCGGCCAGAAAAGAATGTTCCATAAACTTTTAGCATTGAAGTTTGATTCGATCACCATAGGAGTATTGGCATATCCTTCCTTTTTAGCAATAACCGTTCTATCAGCCATTTTCTTTTTGATGTTAACCGTTACTGAATTACCTTCCTTTATTTCTCCCAACTTCGTATTACTAGTACCGTCATACAACTTAATACCATTTTCTCCTGTGAAAGTAATACCTTGATTAGACTTAGAACAGATTGTCATACATGATGTAAATAGTACTGTACAACATAACAAGAATAAGATTTTCTTCATGATTGTGTGTCTTTTAATGTTTTAAAATTATTTGGCAAAAATATACCTTAAAAATATTTCTGACAAGTAAATATCACATTTTCATTGGGAAAATCCTATTTTTCTTCTATCTGGGATATGATTTTTTTCAATTCATCTACAGATGTGGCTTTGTAGTAGTCACTTTTGTGCTGAATTAGGGCGGTTAGTTCTTCGCTTTTGGCTTCTTCAGGTTCAGCAAACAAATCTCTTACCGGAACATCTAAAGCCGCCGCAAATCGTTCCAAAGTTGCTAAAGTTGGGTTCTTCATAAGTACATTCAAATTCTGTTTTTTTATCCCCAACATTTCGGAAAACGCAGTTTTTGTTAGTCCTTTTTTCTTTAGTAATGCTTCTATATTATCCATGTTCTTTCAAAATTATATTTCAAAATTACCAAAAGTATAAATAGTAATAGGTGTTGTATTACTAAACAATGTTAACGTAATGCATATATTATCTGTTTATTATTGTTTGTAATATGTTTATTATTACATTTGCGAACAGAAAATCATAATAAACACCAATAAAAACGATTATGAATCATTCTACTTTAATACGTATCTCTTCCCCGCATTTGGGACACTTGATAACTGATGAATCATTGGGACGTTCAAACAGTTCTGCGACTGATACGCCTAAAGCTTCCGCTATCTTGTTAAGAGTTTCTACTGTTGGGTTTCCATTGATAGCCCGGCTTAAACTTTCTTGTTTGATACCTAATTTATCGGCAAGCGATGAAACGGAAAAGCCTTTTTCTTTGATTACTTCTTTAATTCTCATAAACGATATGATACTATATGTTATACATGATTTTTGTGCAAAAATACCCTATTTATGACATCTAATATCACGTTAATAGTTAAATATAGTTTATAATGTCATATATTTTGTTTCATTCTATTGTTTATTATGATATTCTAAGTTATATTTGTGGCGTAATTATAGAATATAATATCAAATCCTAATAAAAACGATTATGGCAAAGAAGAACATTTCTAAGATTCTGGAACAGGTGGAGCACATCTTTTTGAAACACTGTTCCAGTTATGAAGAAGTAAGTAGCAGAGAAGTTTGTATAGAACCGAAGCGTTACAACAAGCTTTATCTTACTGCACAAGGTCGGAAACATAACTACAACGCTATGTTTGACATAAGCAATAATTATCCGTGCCTTGTACACTTTAAGACGGTATAAACTGTGTGTAACTTGTGTTACATTTTGTCTACTTTGGGGACACTGGTTTGTGAAAATAGGTGTCCTATCTTTACAAGATTATTAACCCGAGGGTGTGCGTTTGACGCACCCCGTCATAAAGATATTAATCATGAAACATTTTCCTTTAATCATTAACGAAGAGTTGGCGGACTTGTTGCGGGCTGCAACAGAGTTGAACGGCTTGCTCAACGACTATGTAAAAAAGCATTTTGAGGGTTTGAATTATCAGGACTGGCAAGAATATCCCGCAAAGCAGTTTGCAGAAATGCAGAATAACACTGTAGATATGATCGCAACAATAAGCGATTTTATAGGAGATGATATTTTATCCCAGGCACATGCAGAACTTAAAAAAACGGAACAATGAAAACAATCAGAGTAACAGACGCAGCCGCCCGATTTATCAAACAGATCAGGGAGGAAGAACTAGAGGAAAGGAAAGTTTTCCTTTGTGATGCTTATACAAAAGCAGTGGAACAAGCTTTGGCAAATGATGAATACAGCGAGGCGGATTTTTATCCCTTGACTGTGATACATGATTATCACAAGCTTATTGAAGAACTTGCGGATAACGACGATACTAAGAGCAATGAGAATACATAAAAGTTGTGTTAGGGGGCTACGGTCCGGCACTAAAAGTTGACGCCAATAGAACATGACTCCCCGATAGCAATACGGCTATCGGGTTAAGTAGCAAGAACGTTGCAAAACGACTTTTAAATATCTAATTATTAACAATTTAAAATTTTTGAATTATGAAACAAGAAACATTTTTCGGAATGGGAAAAGACAGTGAAAAATATCTTCATGTGAGAAGAGGTGATAACAAAGAGGTTCTTATCACCAAAACAGTAAACGGTGGCATCATAAGGGAAGAGAATACCGTACACCTGGATGCGGAAGAAGCCCGTAAACTAGGGATTCAGTTACTAAAGTTATCAACCGATCCGATAGCGAAAACAGGGGAAGCAGTAGACAACCTTTCCGAATGTAACGTAACAGTGTACCAGACAGAGAACCCGGACGACACCCCATCAAACAGTGCATGTATTGAGATTCAGGAAACCGATGAAATAGAAGCACAACGCAAAGAAGAAGGTTTGTACCCATGCTTTGATATAGAAGGAGAAGACCTTGAACGACTAATCGCACTACTCGCAAAGATCGTATGATTGAGTTATTGATTATTTCCGGTAGCCTGTATCTGGGCTACCGTATTTTCAGAAAGCCAGGTGAGAGTTTATTCTATAAAAATAGTCAGTTATGAAAAGAAGAAGTACAAAACAGAATGGGGTAGTTTCAACTGACCCCGTCACTAAGTTAACTATGTCATCCGTAGAAATTGCGGAAAGGGTAGGGAAGAGACATTGCGATGTAATGCGGTCTATCCGGACGATGGAACCAGCATGGATAAAAATTAGCGAACGCAAATTTGCGTCGGCCTCTTACAAAGATGAACAAGGCAAGCCAAGACCTATGTATATTCTCGACCACTACGAGTGCATGTACATCGCCACCAAGTTTAACGACGAAGCCCGCGCAAAGCTTGTGTTGCGTTGGGCTGAACTGGAAGAAGAAGCTCGCGCAAAGGGGCTTAATTCAACTAATCCCCTTCTGGCACCTACTCCGATAGAGGAACAGTTACTCACACTCATAGAAGAGCAGGGAAAGGCATTGAAAGCGATAGACAAGCGTCTGAAGGCTGTAGAGTTTACAGGCAAGACCCGGAAGGCAAAAGACGTCAATAGTGATTTCGATCTCGTTACTGTATTGTGTTATTGCTTTCATAAGGATATACGGTTATCACCTAACCAGCGTTCTATATTGGCTTATGTATGTGCAACCGCATGTAACAATGATAATATCTACTACCAACAGGACACCCACGGAAACAAATACCCTTCTTGGTTGATTGATAACGTGCTGGAAAATGAACTAAGCGAATGTATAGAATAGTGACGTAGTAAAGTTCACTTTAAAAGTCGCAAAAAAGTAGAGAAAACATAAGTATTTTATAGAAAACATATATAAAAACTGTATTTTTCAGTCAAAAACCGCATCAATTATATATGTTTATTTATTGTTTTTCAGTGTTTTATATACAAAATAAAGCTCTGTATGGTAGTAAACACAGTTGACAACAACAAAAGGCGATAAGCAAGAAGCCAAAATTGAAGGCGGAGAAAACGAAGATGTCAAATATGGCAAAAATACCTATGCTCTTGTACTCAACATACGTGCAGCAAAGGGGCGCAAAAGACCTATCGGCGATAGTGATGGCGTAGTCACTCACAATTATGCTATTGCGTTACAACCGGAAGATCCTGAAGTTCCTGGATTTTGTATGGAAAAGACAACTGTATCAGTTGAAGACACATTTACTAGTGCAGATGGTGGTGTGTGGGCATATACATTTGACGCTTTAAAATCTGCTGCTGATAAGAATCAAGTCCAATGGGGTAAAATTATTGTTACTCCTACAACTGGATCTTCTATTACAAAAATTGAATGCGATCCGGATAACGAAGAAGGTGATGGAGATAAGTTTGAAGTCGCCCCTAATTCAATGGTATAATTTCTAATAAAGTAAAAAGGCTCAGTGCATCAGCTTTATAGATGCACATTTGCGGATTAAGCACACATAGACGTGCGTCGTTCTACCTGAGCGAAGGGAGTGGTGCAGTTCCACTAGTCCGCTCTAATGAATTTGGTTTGTTGTCATGTTTTGAATTGGCTATCTGTGAAGATAGCCTGTTCGTTTTAAAATAATCAAATATGGTTGAAGATAAGAAAATAATAGAAATGAATATTGCGGATACCATAATGGAAAGGCCATACGGTTTTCGGGTTAATAAACGGCATTTTTATTTATATCCAATAACGCTAGGTAAGACATATCTGCTATCAAGACTTATAGAAAGCCTTGATATGAATACTGATATTATTAAATCAAACCCATATATGGAGGCATTAAGATTATGCCAAGAAAAAAAAGATATTGTTTGCCGACTACTATCTTATCACACGCTCAACAAGAAAGAAGAACTTTTTAATAATAGAATTGTAAATGGCAGATGTCAGTTCTTGAGGAAAAATCTTTCAAATGAAGAAATGGCTCAACTTCTTGTTATGGTTATTACTAAAGATAATACGGATGATTTTATCAAATATTTCGGGATTGATCGGGAACGTAAAGAGCTAGCTAAAGTTTCAATGATAAAAAACAAGAAAGGCAATTATATCACTTTTGGCGGTAAAAGCGTATTTGGTTCTTTGATATTACCGGCATGTGAAAAACTCAATATGACTCCACAGCAGATTGTATGGGAAATTAGTTTTTCACTCCTTCAAATGTTGATGGCAGATGCTATTACTTCCGTATATCTTACTGATGAAGAAAAGAAAGAAGCCCGTATTTCTGATGATAGGACATTTGTCAATGCGGACGATCCGAAAAATATGGCAAAAATTAAGGCTATGAAATGGGACTAAATACGACAAATAGAATAATATTGGAAATTGGGAATAAAAAAATCACGAGGGTTATACAAAAAATCTCGTGATTTCTCGGTGAAATAGAACAATCTACTGTAAATACAGCTCCCCATTTATCTTAAAAATTTTTCCGTCGAGAATTTCAAATACGTATGTTTCTCTGACCATAGCTCCAAAACTATTTTTAGCGCCCATGTCTACTGTGAACTCGACTTTTATACTTTCGTGTTCATAGGTTTCACTGTATATTACTAATGATGAAGGGTCTTTAAGCGTTTTCTCAAAATAAGCTTTATATGCCTTTCTTCCCTTTGATACATATTTATCCTCACAAGAAGACATACATACCAACACTATAACTAAAGCAGTAAATAGAAGCGTCTTTATGCAAAAAATATCTCTTTTCATTCTCTCATTGCTATTTTAAGTGATTCTTCAAGTCTATCCGCATATTTGAATATATCATCTATGCTATCAATTTGAATCCAGTCGCAGTTTTTATAGTTATCTACTGGTATTCCTATTTGCTTCTTTCTAGCTCCAATAGAAATACGACATATCCAATACCATTGACTGTTGTCTAAACTTATAACGAAATAAGTCTTATAGTCTTTATATGTAATCCGTGAAGCATCTACACTACGCCTAAGTATGCTTCTCACAATGTTATAAGCGTCCATTTCTTCTTGCGTAGTGACAATCCCTGTTTCCTTGTCCATATAAACTACTCCGTCAGGTAGTTTGCTGTCTGCATTTTCTTTGGAGGAATTAGGTAAATTACTAGAAGGATTAGTAATGTCTTCGACCTGGTTCCCATTTTTCATTGCTGTATTAAGCCTTTCAGCTATGATATCATTTATTACCATAGACATTGACTTTTTCACAAGTGGGTTGAACATTTCGACTACCTTTTGTGTTATTTGCCCGGTTGTGTATATTTGTTTTGCAAAGAATCTAATAAAATCAGATGTAGGTGATTGAAGTTCATTGTTGAAAATTTCCTTTATCTCTGTTGTGTATTTTAATTCATTGGCGGTTCCTAATACATTTTCTTCGTTGTAATATGACTTGTGGAACTTTTTGAGCTGTTCTATGTCTGAATCAGATAAGTCTAACATATTTATTGACAGAAATGGTTTAGTATCCATTATATTGGGTTTCTCCAAGTCTGTATAAAACTTATAGACAATACCGTTTGTCAAAACTCCAAAACGTGCGTTCGATGCAACGAAATTCTTTTGTAATTGGGTATCATGCAAATTCAAATCCTGTTTGCAATGTTTACACTCAATAAGAAGAATCGGAACATCTTCTCTCATAATAGCATAATCAATCTTTTCTCCTTTCTTTCTTATAAGATCACAATCCATTTCAGGGATTACCTCGAATGGATTGAATACATCATACCCCAAAGCTGCTATCATTGGCATTATGAAAGCATTTTTAGTTGCTTCTTCTGTTGCTATCCTATCCTTTTGCTTTTTTATATTATCGGATAGCTGCATAATTTTGTCTTTAAAATCCATTGCTCTAAGTTGTGTATTTATATATATGTACAAATATACTTTATACATCAATACAAACAAAATTAAATATAAAGAAATAAACTTTTAAGGATGTTTTAAATGTAAAAGTGGCATTAAGAACGTCATTTTTTGTATATTTGCAATGCCGTGTGATGTTGCACGGAACTATTTCTATCGAAAAGACTTATGGCTGGATTACACTTTGATATAACTGGCGATAACTCCAACTTCATACGTAAATTACATGAGTGCGAGAATGGAGTTAAGAATACTTCTAAGCAAATAGAACAAAGTGGGTTAAGTATTGAAGATTTATTTAACCGTATGACTAAAGCTGCCGCTGCATTTGGAGCTGGTTTCACAGCAAAAGAATTAATTTCAAATATAGTACAAGTTCGAGGCGAGTTTCAACAGTTGGATGTGGCATTTAAAACAATGCTTGGCAGTGAAGAAAAAGCTAATACTCTTATGCAGCAACTGGTAAAGACGGCTGCGACAACCCCATTTGATTTGCAAGGAGTTGCTAATGGAGCAAAACAGCTTCTTGCTTATGGTGAAAACGTAGAAAACGTTAATGACGATTTGATACGTTTGGGAAATATTGCAGCAGGACTTTCACAGCCGCTTGGTGACATTGTGTATTTATATGGTACAACCATGACCCAAGGTCGTTTATATACACAAGATCTCAACCAGTTTACGGGGAGAGGCATTCCTATGATACGCGAACTTGCAAAACAGTTCGGTGTTGCGGAAAATGAAGTTAAGGGACTTGTCGAAGCTGGCAAGGTTGGGTTTCCGGAAGTTAAAAAGGTTATCATGTCCCTTACGGATGAAGGAGGCATGTTCTTTAACCTGATGCAGGAACAATCAAAGACCATCACTGGGCAGATAAGCAATATTGAGGATGCGATTGCCACAATGTTCAATGAGATTGGCAAGGCTAACGAAGGGATTATTAATGATGCTCTGTCCGGAGTTTCTTATTTGGTTGATAACTACGAGAAGGTCGGGCGTGAGATAATGTCCGTTGTCGCGGCATACGGGGCATACAAGGCTGTACTTATGTCCATTACTGCCTATCAGGGAGTGATGACCGAAGTTACTTATACGGCAGAGATAGCAGAATTATCGAAACTCATTCCGGTAAAGGAAGCATCAGCGGACGAAGATTTAAAACAAGCTGTTGCAAGTGGGAAGCTGTCACAAGCAAAAGCTGAACAAGTTGCCGCAATGAGGGTTGAGTCTGCAGCTTATGCAGAATCTTTAAGGTTGAAAGCAGCGGAAGCAAAGGCGAAATACAATGATGCTTTATCCTCTCAAGCATCTGCCGCCGCACAATTGGAAGCAGCAGAGCAAGAGGTGGCGGCTGCCAATATGAAATATAACGCTGCATTAAAGACGAACAATGCAAGAAAAATAGAGATAGCTGAAACTGAATTGGCAATAGTTGAGAGCAACAGATATTCTGCGGCAAAAGCATTGGAAGCTTCGAGAACATCTGCCACTACAGCATACACCAATATGTCAACAGCAAGCAAGGCGGCCGAATCTGCGGCTACGACTGTCAATACTGCCAACACCGTTGCAAATGTAAAAGCTACAAACTTATTGACTGTTGCGAAAACAAGGCTTGTTGCCGCTTCCAAGTCTTTAGGACTATCACTGTTGGCCAACCCGTATGTGATTGCAGCGGCAGCGGTTTCAGGGCTAACGTATATGATATACAAGCTTGTTACCGCTGAAACATCAGCAGAAAAGGCAGTGCGCAAACATAGGGAAGAACAGGAAAAATTACAAGAAAGCATTAACGAAAGGAAAAGCAAAATCGAGGAATTAATCCGAATCGTACAAGATGAAACAGAAACAGAATACGCAAAGACAAAGGCTTATGATGAACTGACAAGGTTATCTCCAGCATTGACCGACGCTTACAGCCGCGAAGGGTTGGCTACATTGGAACTTGCCAGGTCGCAAAAGATTCTTAATGACGAGCGCGACAAAATGAGTTATGACAACATCATTCAGAACATCAACAAGACTAAGGATAGCATTGAACAATATAAAAAAGCGATTTACTCATTAGCCAAAACTCCAAATTCAAGCATGACTATATCTTCATATTATGGAAAAATTGAAGATGCGGAAAGTTATCTTAGGGAGTTGCAAAAGCAACTTGATGAATACAACCGGTTTAAGAAGAAAGCGGAAGAAGATGCCAAGCCTATTGAAGTCAAGTTGATGAAAGCTGAGAGCAACCACGAACAAATCAAGCAGGAATTTCTGGCCGCAAAAATGGCTTTAGAGGAGGCTCAGGAAGAACTTAAAAACACTCCATTTGCAGTTATCCCTATTGACATACAACTTCGGTTCAATAATGCGCAAGCTGCATTTAAAAAATCCAATGAAACAATAGCAAACTTGAAGAGCAGCCAAGCTAGAACAGAAAAGACTTACAGACAAGCGTATAAGGAAGCGGAGGATAATTGGAAAGCAAAAACGAGAGCCGTCAAAGATGCTCAAAATAAATCGAAGGCGGAATATCTGAAAGCTGTCAAAGAACAAGAAGAAGCGGAAAAAGCCTATAAAGACTTAGGCGGTATAACAGGGAGCTCATTAACAAAGCAACAAAGACAAGCGAAAAAAAAAGCGGAAGAACAGCTTAAACAACAGGAACAACTTTACGAACAGTTTCTTTCCCTTCGCCGTAAGAACCAGCAGGATGAAATCAACCTGATGGAGGAGGGGGCTGACAAGAAGCTGGCGCAGATTGATTTGGACTACCAGAAAGAACTGGATGCGATAGAAAAGCAACGGGAAGAGTGGAACAAGTCGCAAAATGGGAATCTCACCAGCGAACAAGAGCAACAACTATCCATATCGGAAGAGAATGCTTTCAAAGCATATCAAAAAAGCGTGAATGAAGTAAACAAAGCCAAACTGGAAGCGGACAAAAAAGCATGGCAGGAATACTTCATCGAGTTCGGGAGCTATCAGGAAAAGCGAAAGAACCTTATTCAGAAGTATGATGATGAAATAGCTAAATTGGAAGAACATAGTGCTGAAAGAGCTACTAAAATTGCTGAGAAGAATCAAGCAATAGATCAGCTGGATGAACAGTTCGGGAAATCTACTCATGTCATGGCTGATTTGTTTGAAGATGCAAGTGAAAAGAGTGTATCATCTATTCAAGATATTATTGATAAGTATGAATTGTTAATCAAGTATATGTCTGGAACGGATGAGTCAGTATCTCTTATCAATTTAAAATCAGTAGGTTTCACAGACAAGGATATCGCAAATCTTGAGAATGGGACAATCAATATCAAGGATATAACGGATGCCATAAAAAGGCTAAAAGAAGAAGTTAAAGGTAAATCCCCTTGGTTATCCTTTTTCTCGGATATGAAAAAAGGAATCGATGATATAAAGAATGCTAATGGTGATACAAGGAAGCTCGGCCAGGGCATATCAACTATAGGGGGAGCTATAACAGAGTTTTCTCCTGCTATCAAACAGTTTGGGAGTGATATATCTTCCATATTTGGAGAAGATTTGAACGATGAAATAAATAACGTTATTGACGGTCTTTCCGGTCTTGGGCAAACGGCAGTAGGAGTAGGACAAATAATGTCTGGAGATATTGCCGGAGGTATCATGAGTGCTGTAAGTGGAGTCTCTCAACTTGTCAATGCAATGGGTAATTTGTTCGGGCCGGACGGTACCGCTTATTATGAAGGAGTAAAAGAACAGCTTGAAGCAATAAATGAGGTCTATGATCGTATTATTGACAAAAGCAAG